TGGCGCTGCATCTGGCCCAAGTCCTTATGGCGCAGGTGGCACCGGCGGTTCCGGCATCGTCATCCTCAAGTACACCGTACCCGTACAGTCTGTCGTAGCCACGTTCACCTCTACCGGCACATGGACTTGCCCGAGCGGTGTTAGCGCGGTGGAGTACCTTGTCGTCGCGGGTGGCGGCTCCGGTGGCAGTTACGGTGGCGGTGGTGCTGGCGGCTTTAGAACTGGCACAGGATTTAGCGTAACCGCAGGAACGGACTACACGGTTACCATTGGCGCTGGCGGCTCTGGTGCCATTTACGGAAATAACGGTAACGATTCCGTATTTAGCACTATCACTTCGGCTGGCGGCGGCGGTGGTGGAGACGATAACGCTCCCAACACTTCTGGGAAAAATGGCGGCTCTGGCGGTGGCGGTGGGGTCAATGACGCGCCTCGCACCGGAGGAAGCGGCAATACTCCGTCAACTGCCCCATCCCAAGGAAACAATGGCGGTAATGGAGCCGCTAACGCTAATTATGGCGGCGGAGGCGGTGGCGGGGCTTCTGCCGTTGGTGGAAACGGCACCGATGGCCCGTCGGCAACTGGTGGTAACGGTGGTGCTGGCACGGCCTCGTCAATCTCTGGCGGCAGCGTAACTTACGCAGGCGGCGGTGGCGGTGGAGCATGGGAAGCCGCTCCGTCTGGAACATCTGCTGGCGGTACTGGTGGTGCTGGTGGCGGTGGAAACGGCCAAGGCATTACGGGAACAATGACGGCAGGCACCGCCAACACGGGCGGCGGCGGTGGTGGCAGAGGAAACGGATTGCAAGCAGGCGCGTCCGGCGGCTCCGGCATCGTCATCCTCAAGTACGACATCGGCTCTGCCTCGATCTTCACCTTCAAGTCATCGCAGAAGTGGACTGCACCAGCGGGTGCGGTGAGCGTTGACTACCTCGTTGTTGCGGGGGGTGGAGGCGGTGGATACATTGCTGCTGGAGGCGGTGGGGCAGGCGGCTTCCGTACGGGAACCGCGTTAAGCATTACTGCTGGCACCGAGTACATCATTACAGTTGGCGGTGGCGGCGCTGGGGCAACTACAGCAACGACCATCAATGGCAGCGACTCTACGTTTAGCACTATTACCGCCACAGGCGGCGGTGGTGGCGGCTCAAACAGCGGATCATTCCCAAATGCGCCTGCTGCTGGCGCTAACGGCGGCTCTGGTGGTGGCGGTGCAAACCGTGCGAATGCTGGTCTTGGAAATACTCCAAATACCTCGCCGTCTCAAGGAAACAACGGTGGTTCTGGCGGCAACTCGCCAAACTTTGGTGGAGCAGGCGGTGGCGGTGCTTCCGCAACGGGTTCAAACGGTACAAATTCTGACGGCGGCAACGGTGGTAACGGCACGGCTTCGTCTATTTCTGGCAGCAGCGTAACCTACGCTGGTGGCGGTGGAGGTGGAGTTTATTCGCCGGGAACACGCGGTACAGGTGGCACCGGCGGCGGTGGCAATGGCTCAAACAGCGGCAACGCAAACACCGCTGGAACAGCCAACACGGGCGGTGGCGGTGGCGCTGGCTCTGAAGCCCCGTATCTGAACGGCGCAGCAGGCGGTTCCGGTATCGTAATTCTTAAGGTCAACTTCACATGAAAACCTATCAACTTATGGGCATTGATACGGCGATGCACTTGCTTCGCCCCGGCGCAAAGTGGGAAATCAGCAACCGCGAGATTACCCGCTGGGAAGATCCGCGACCCAAACCGTCGTGGGACGAAATCATGTTCACGATTGAAAAAATCAAGGAACTTGAGGACGCGGTGCCGACAATCCTATTGCCCGAGCAGCAGGCTGCGTTTGACGACTACGTTGCCCAGATTGAAAAGGCGGTTGCGTGATTACATACAACCTCTTTCCTACGGCTGTCGCCAAGTTTGAACTTGGACGGGACTACACCGCCGAGGAAATGGCGTTTGTGGACGAGCAGCCGACGCATAGCAACATGGGCAACACGACGAGCGATGACCGCTATGTGCTGCGTCACGACACGATGGCAAGCCTCAAGGCGTTTGCCGAGGCCAGCGTCAACGAGTATCTGCGTTCTATCTACGCGCCGAAACACGACGTTACGCTGCGCCTGACGCAATCGTGGCTGAACTACACCAAGGCCGGTCAGTACCACCACAAACACGCGCATCCCAACTCGTTTGTGTCTGGGGTGCTATACCTCAAGGCTGCCCGTGAGCGAGACAAGATTTACTTTTACAAAGACGGCTATCAGCAGATCAAACTGCCGACCGACAACTACAACCTTTACAACAGCGATTCGTGGTGGTTTGAGGTTGGCGCTGGCGATTTGATGCTGTTTCCGTCAAGCCTGACGCACATGGTAGAAACTGTGCAGGGCGATGATCGAGTATCTTTGGCGTTTAATACGTTTCCGGTGGGATACGTCGGGGACGAGAGCAGTTTAACGGCGTTGCATCTTGAGAATACTCAAGGCGCAGCGTAACGATTTTCCACAGTTTTATGCGGAGTATGCGTTATCGGATTTAGGAATTTTCATGCACAAACTGCCGGAAGCCTTTATGCCCGTCATCAAGGCCGACATCCAGCAGCGAGGCATGGTGCATCCGATCATCGTTTACTCGCCTTACGAGCAGTATCAGACCGACCCAAGTCCGGTGTTGCCCGATAAGGAAAGTTTGAGGAGAGAGATACTACGGGTGTACATGGGACACAAAAGGGTGTGGGTGGCGACCAAACTAGGTTACTCGCACATTTCTGCGTACCATGTACGGACTGACAAACAGGCTAGGGCGTTGTGCGCCCATACGACGATTAAAGAGTTTTGCCCAAATTGAGGATTGGTTATGGCACATTTTGCTGAATTGGACGAGAACAACGTCGTTAAGCGCGTTATCGTTGTGGACAACAAGGATACGTCTGACGCTAACGGTAACGAGGTTGAAAGCATCGGCGTGGCGTTCTGCCAAAAGTTGCTCGGCGGTAACTGGAAACAAACCAGTTACAACGGCAACATTCGCAAGAACTACGCTGGTATTGGCTATACCTACCGCGCCGACATCGACGCTTTCGTAGCGCCGCAGCCGTATCCGTCATGGACGCTGGACGCAAATGCCCAATGGCAAGCTCCGGTGCCGATGCCGACGGATGGCAAGATGTACTCGTGGGACGAGGACGCTCAGTCTTGGATCGTTGCGGAAATTTAACCATGGACTATCAAGTAGCTTTTAACCTTGTCGTCGGTGTCGCAGCGGCATTTGGCGGTTGGGTGCTTCGATCAATCACCAACACGCTAGAGAATCTCCAGCGCGATCACAAAGAGATGATGAGCCAATTCGTGCGCCGCGATGACTACCGAGATGCACTTGAGCGCATCGAGACTGTGCTCAATCGTATCTGGGACAAGCTGGACGATAAGGTAGACAAGTAGTGCTATTCCTCTCTGCCGGTCACTCACCTCGAGCGCCCGGTGCATCATGGAAAGGATTTGTCGAGCACACCGAAGCGGCTAGATGGGTAGCCGAGCTATCGCGCCGACTGCCTTCTGCGTATGTAGTACCGAGTGGCACACTTGAGTCCAAGGTTGCATATATCAATGCGCGTTCGCCTAAAGTCGCGCTAGCGGTAGAGGTACATTTCAATGCTTCGCCATCTAACAGCGGGCGAGGTTGCGAGACTCTATATGCACCTGGCTCCCGTCGCGGTGCGCTAGTCGCAGAGGAAATCAATAACGCGCTGGCTGAGCACTTCTTTCCGAATCGCGGCATCAAGCCGGGTTGGTTCCAGCAAAACCCATCACAACCAGCGCTGTATTTTTTACGGGCAACAAAACCTACAGCGATCATCATAGAGCCAGAATTTATTTATCACGCCGATTCGATTCGAGAGAAGCAATCTGCGTGCTGTGCATCATTGGCAAAAATACTGCGGGGGTACACTCATGACGGACGAATCGCCGATTACCCATAAGGACTGGATGCGTGGCGCTCTGCGTTCGCGCACAGTCTGGATTAACGTCGGGCTTGCTGTGTTGGGTGGCCTCGAGCTGATGGGCGCACATCTGACTACGCTATTCGGCTCACAGGTCGCTGCGGCGATCTTGTTAGTCGGCGCTACGGCAAACCTAGCGCTTCGAGCGATCACCACTACGGCACTGCCGCACAAGTAAAATGCCTAACAAGTTGAGCGATGACGAGTTCATCGCATTATGGCAGAGGTCTGGTAGTGCTAGCGAAATCTCGAAGATCACCGGCCTATCGCAACGAGCGATATACGGTCGCCGTCGATCCCTAGAGGCTCGACTAGGCGTCTCGCTCGCTAGCAAATTCCCGAGCGGCGCTAAAGCTAGCTGGCAAGTTCAGCAGGGTGAGGCGTTAAGCGCGGTTGCCGCCGAACGCGCCCGTAGATACGAGCGGGATATACCGTTTGAGGTGCAGGATGGCGAGGTGATGGTTGCCTCTGATTGCCATTACTGGCCGGGGATCGTCACGCTCGCTCATACTGCATTCTGTAAACTAGCGAAGGCGATTAAGCCGAAGGTCGTGATACTAAATGGCGATGTGCTGGACGGCGCTCGAATCTCGCGTCACGCTCGGATCATGTGGGAAAAGCAGCCCGATCTGAAGGACGAGATTTACGCTGTACAGGATCGCGTCGCAGAGATCGAGCGAGCAGCTGCTGGTGCGAAATTCCTACGCACGATTGGCAATCACGATGCTCGATTCGAAAACTACCTATCGGGTCGCGTCGGCGAGTTTGAAGAGATGACGGGCATGACGCTACTTGACTACCTACCTCGATGGGAGTCTGGTTGGGCGGTGCATCTGAACCCGAACACGGAAGGATGGGTCACGGTGCGCCATCGACCTATATCGGGTGGCGTTCACTCTGCGTATAACTCGACGTTGAAGGCTGGCGTCAACTACGTTCACGGCCATCTGCATAAGCTACAGGTGACGCCGTGGGCAGACTATCGAGGCCGTCGCTATGGCGTCGATACTGGCACGCTCGCAGAACCCGAAGGTCCGCAGTTCAACTACACCGAGGCGGGTCCGCTAAACTGGGCGAGTGGGTTCGCGGTACTGACCTTTAAGGATGGGAAGCTCTTACAACCCGAGCTATGTGTGGTAGAACACGGTAAGGCGTGGTTCAGAGGTGTAGAGATATGATCTGCCGTCATTGCTTCTGGTCAGCAGAGGTCACGAGACACCAGCGGGCTGTCTGGTGCGCTCATAAGGTGTGGCACGGTTGGATGAGTATTGCAGCTTGTAACGGCGAGGCATACAAGCCGTGCCAGCAGCACTGATCAGATACCTACCGCACATTATCGTCGCAGCGCTCGTATCTGCATTAGCGGTATCGGGTTATTTTTGGGCATACAACCGAGGGGTCGCATCCGAGCGTGCGAAGTGGGATGCGGCTAACCTCGAGGCGGCGCAGCGATTCCAAGAGGCGCTGGCCGCGCAGCAGGATAGTCTCTTGAAGCTCGATGCAGAATTACGGCGAGCGAGACGCGAGAAGAACGATCAGAGAGAGGCTTTGAGCGATGCGATTGCGAATAATGCTGATTGGGCTAGCGTGGCTCTCCCTAGCGGGGTGCGTGCCGCGCTGGAACGTGATCGAGCGATGCCCACCAATCCCGGTCGTACTGACTGAAGTCTGCACGCTACCGCTACGCAGCATAGAGACTAACGCCGATCTAGCACGCGCCTACATCGACGCGCTCGAATGCGTAGACGAACAGAATCTAAAACTACTTGCGATTGCCGAGCTTTCTTGCCAGCCGTAGGGTTGGCCTCTGTCTCGCTCTAGCACGCGCTAGCAAGTCACTAGCATCGAGCGGAAGTGGCGGCTCGGCGCGAGCTGTATTGATCAGTCGCCCGAGCCAAATCTGCCACCACATCCGGTTTGCTTTTTTAAGTTTAGGCGGTTCCATGCGCTAACTGCTGCAAGCGCTTGATACCTCGATCACCGAACAGCTGCCAGATCATCGAGCGGATATGCGGATCGCCAATCACCTTTGCAGGGTTGGCGGTCTTTATCAGGTCGGCTATACGGTCTTTTAACTCCTCGATGCGGTCGGGTATATCAATATCGCCCGCGCGGATTTGGTATCGAGCGAGTAGCGCATCACAGAGACGCAGCCGCATGATCGGATCGCCTATCTCGCCGTCCCAGAATTTAGCCGAGCGCGATTGCATGGCCTCGAGCTGCGCTAGATCAGCAGCCTTCTGTTTGTCAGTTTTCTCTAGCTTTTCGCCGGGTGCGGGCTTTGATTTTTTTAGATCGAATAGCCCTTGCCATTGACCGGCTATGCTCTGTTCGACCACCGCCGCTTGGTCTGCGCCGTAGCGCGAGAGCTTGAGAGCAGCTGCGTGCATAGAGACTTCTTTCAAGGGCTTCTTGATAGCCTTTCGATAGGCTACCCATCTATCCCATGCCTCTATGTCTAAACCGTTAATCGTAGATACATCTGTCATATATTCTCCCTATGACTGTTGGTGAATTCTGCGTGGTGCAGACGTAGTACGCCTACGTCCCATCACGCAGACTATGACTGTCGGAGCCATCCTGCCGCGAGCGACTTTTACGGTTTCCCGTTGCGGTTGGCGCTTCCTCGCATCGTGCCGCGCCTCCAGAGTCCCGCTACCCCGGTCTGGATTTAAGCTAGCTCTGCGCGTGGTTTCCCCGTCCAAAGTAGCCGAGCGGGTTCGGGGTATTGACGGTGGCCTAGCTGGTGCTAGACTGTCACTACCCTAACCCACACCCAAAGGGTACGCCGATTCTCCCGGCGGTGTAAAGCCTCCGTCCTAGAGCGGGGGCTTTTCATTTCTGGCCTCATCGATGGCCGCCCCCAGTACCCGTACCCATCGCTCGACAGCCCGCCTAGCCGCCCTCGAGCGCCTAGCGGTAGCCCGCCTAGCCTCTACGTGCCGCCAGTAGTACTCCCTGTGGTATCTAGTCCTACTCACCCGGCCTAGACCCCCTCTGGAGCCTTATTTGGGGCTGTCTGGGCGGCTCGATGCCGCTCGATAGCCTCTGGTAGCTGGTAGACCCGCAGAGGGGGGAATCTGCCAGCCCTGCGCCAGCGCAGCACAGCCGGTTCGGTCACGCCGAACGCCCGCGCCATAGCCGCCTGTGTACCGAAAATTTGCATAGCGTCTTGAGGGTGCATTTTTTTATCTATAGACCTTTACATGGGTTGGGGGCTTTACTATACTTAACCCCGTCGATTGATACAACGTGTACCACAGAGAGGAAACACAAATGGCTAGCAACAACGTACTGATCACCGAGCGCTTTGACGGCAACAAGAAGAAGGAAGCCTTTGATTACGCTAAAAAGGTGAATGGCAAGGTCTACCGCCAAGAGTTCATCACGCTGCGCGGTCAGAACATCACCAGCTACATCGTCAAGTCAGCCGTGAAAGGCGAAACGGCTAACGTGCCGGGCTTGGCCTCATTGTTCAACTTCTAAACCAGTATCCACAGAGAGGAATACGACAATGCAATACGCAAATCACATCGGCTACAGCGACATCAATCCGTTTGAGGTTGTTCGCGTAATCAGCGACAAGACGTTAGAGATTCGCTCAATGAGTTACGAGCTCGATCCCAGCTGGAAACCTAACTTCGTATCTGGTGGCTTCAGCGGAACGGTGGTCAATCAGAGCGAGCAGCGCTGGATCATCAAGAGCAGCGGACAAGCCACCCCGTTCAAGATTCGCTTGAGCAAGAATCGAGGCTGGCGTGATGCTGGCGGCAATCGCTATCGGCTGTCAGACAAGCCGGTCAAGTTCTACGATTACAACTTCTAATCAAACTGGCGGGGACTTAAAACCCGCCATCCATTCAAGCACGCAAAAATACACGGCAACATGAGTAGGTATTTTTATGAAATAGAGCTTTACATCTGTTTCGATCTTAACTAAAGTTTACCCATTGACGAAGCGTAACCACAGATAGGAGTACGACAAATGTTGAACGATCTCACCCCGGCAGAACAAAAAGAAGTCCGTTGCTACGGTTGCACGGTCGCCCAGATGCGCGAGGCCGTAGAGCAGAGCCTGACCTTCCGATTCAGCGGCGCAGCGATGATGGCAATGTCGCTCATGTCAGATGCTCAAGAGCACATTAGCGACGAGTACGGCGAGGTTAGCTGGATGCGCCGTGAGGATTCCCGCCAAACGCTCAATCGAGCCAAGTGGATTCTCTCCACCTACTGCATGAACAACGAGGCGGCGGCATAAGCCGCCCCTCCCAACAGGAGCAACAGATATGCGACCGCAAATTGATCTCTCTGGATTCTACGGTTCAGAAAAATACTACCCCTACACATTCAGCGATGCCTTCTACACCGAGGGCGTCCAGTATTTCGCCGAGCACGCAGGATGCTACTGGTTCCTAGATATCGTATTCACCGAGTATCACAAACTGGTGAAGCGCGAGGGCTTCCTCACCGTGACGCTTAAGGTGAGCAATAGCAAGGCCATCATCGATGTATGCGATGGCAACGGCATCTACTTTACAACGCGCCATATTGACTACACCGATTGTCCAGAAGGCGTATACAAGTTCTATTTCCAAAACGGTGAGTTCCCGGTCTTGATGTTAGCGTCTGAATACTAACCACAGAGGAGCAACAAAAATGCTTGTAGAACTTGACGCAGTATTCCTAACCGCCGATGGGTTCGAATGCACGATGCACGTTAAGGTCGATGCGACGATCTACGAAGATTCCTACCATTACAAAATAGTTGATATGGAGATGACGCAGTTTCACGGCCAACTCGTTAGCGTCATCCTCGATGAGGTCGATGTGAGCGGCGAGATCGGTCGCCAGATTGACGAGACCATTGACGGCTACTTAAGCGAACACGCTTGGGAGCTACAGCAAGCCGAGGCTGAATACTTCCATGATCTAGCCTATGACCGATGGAAGGAGGGCAAGGATTATGAATAACGGCAAGCTGCAACTAATCCTAATTGCGATTCTTTTTATCATCGCTGCGATCATTGATCCATGCGGCGATGGTGGGTGTACGGCAGAAGAGGAGAGAGCCGCTCATGCAGAACGATGATTTTTGGAGACAGGTACAAGAACACGAACAGCAGATGTACGAGTTTGAGCTACGGATGCAACAGTTCCGCGCCTCGGTAGCCGAGGTGATGGAGGCTGAAGCGAAAGTAAACCAAGCTCTACGCGATGCTCTGCAGCTGTGTATGAAAGAGATTGATGCGATAACCACAGGAGAAAAGAATTGAATCACAGTCATCACATAGGGGCGCTATCCGCAGCGCTCGCCAAAGCACAGGCAGAGATAACGGGAGCCGTTAAAGACTCTGCCAATCCGTACTTCAAGAGTAAGTACGCAGACCTTGAATCCGTATGGTCGGCTTGTCGAAAGCCGCTAACCAGTAACGGTCTATCAGTCATCCAGACCACGCAACCAACCAAGCACGGTCTAATGCTGGTAACTACTCTCGCGCACTCTAGTGGCGAGTGGATTCGAGGCTGGATGCCGATTCTGGCGAAGGATGCTACCGCGCAGTCACAAGGCTCTGGCTTGAGCTACGCGAGACGCTACGCGCTGGCTGCAATCGTCGGCGTCTACCAGACAGACGATGATGGCGAGGCAGCACAGGGTAGAAGTGGACTTACCGTAGACCCTCGAGGTGATCTCGGTAAGAACGTAGATGCGAAGAAAAAACAGGAGTTCCTAGAGGATTTTAGAAAGGCGTTCGATCTCGACGCAGACGAAAAAGAGATCGCGCAAGCCGTTCGCGCAGTCCATGAGCGGATCAATAGCGATCAAGACTTATATATCGCTGTCTCGGATTCGCTAACAGCTAAAGAACGGTCAGCAATCAAAACCTACTTACGAATGGCGATGGCAGCTGACAAGGACACATTAGTTTTCAATGCTAGAGGAAAATGAAGATGACAGAGTACGACAACACTAATCGCGGCGTTCTATTCAAGAATGACCAAGGTGACAATCCGAAGCGCCCACAGTATCGAGGATCGCTTAACGTCAATGGCGTGGACTACAACATCTCTGCGTGGATCAAAGAGAGCCGCAAAGATGGAAGCAAGTTTATGTCGCTATCTGTGGAGCCGAAGAAGGATGCGCCTAGGCAGAAGGCACAAGCTGTGACCGAGGATAACTGGGATACAGCGCCGTTCTGATGAAACGCATTTTCTATAGAGGCACATCAAAGACCGCCATCCTTAATTGGGTGGCGAGTCTTATCGAGCAGACTGGCGATTACGAAATCACCGTCGATGATCGCAAGAAACGCAGGAGCCTTTCGCAAAACGCCTTCCTATGGGGTGTGGTCTATCCATACATCATCGAGGGCGGTGGCGAGGCACTCGCTGGATGGCAACCAGAGGACTTGCATGAGTATTTCCTAGGTGAGGTATACGGTTGGGAAATGCTTGAAGGCATGGGGCGCAAACGTATGAAACCGATCAAACGCTCTAGCCGTATGACCAAGACAGAGTTCATGGATTACCTGCAAGCGATCAGCGAACGGTGCGCCAAGCTCGGCATCATCATTCCAGAACCCATGATTGAGGAAGGCCAATGGCACAAATAGACTTTTTCTTTAACGACACCGAGAGCCGTCGCCTAAAGCGCGAGGGAATCGACAAGGCTAGCCGCAACCAACACTATCTGCTGAACAAGGCTAGAGAGATAGGCAAAGAGATAGCGCTGGCAAAAGGCGAGACTAATAGCGACGAGGTGAGCCAAGAGCTACTCGCTCGAGGCTACCCAGACTGCATAGGACCGGCAGCTGGCGCGATCTTCAAAACGCGAGAATGGGTATGGACAGGACGGTTCATCAATTCGACTCGCGTGACTAACCACTCTCGATTGATCAGAGTGTGGGCGCTGCGTGGCTAACCTACGCAAAGAGGCGAAAGGGCGCGAGTGTATGGTGCGCCTAACTGGTATCTGTAACCACGATCCTAATACCGTGGTGCTAGCTCACATCAGAATGATGGGGATATCAGGAATGGGCTTGAAGGCAGACGATCTGATAGGCGCATGGGCGTGCTCTAGTTGCCATGACGCAATCGACCGACGTTCGCATACCGACCTAGATCGAGACTTTGTAAAGCTGGCGCACCTAGAGGGCGTGATGCGAACCATCAGCATTCTACGACGCGAGGGCAAAATAAAATGATTCGCTGGATATTAGGATTCTTCCAGAGAAGACAAGAACATCAGCGCAGGGAGTGGGCTCACGTGCCTAACCCAGAATGGGCAGCAAAGCGCGGAGGGGTAGAGATATGGTGAATGATGAGGACGATGCCTTTGAGCAAGAGCTAGCGGCAGCGCCTTGGGGCTACGGACAGCCCATAGATATTTGGTTCGTCATAGCGCAGCTACAAAGGCACGGTCTACACAGGGAGGCCAAGTGGCTAGCGGAGGAATGGGAGATTTGGACGCAGCAGTAGACTATTGATAGACTAGCGCCCAAATGAAAGCAGTCGAAGCCTTTATAGCTGTGATCGGGGGGATTATCGCTACGGTAGCCGGTGCGATTGTATTCGGCGGCGCTGTAGGGATCATTGCTGGCGCGGCGTGGTTCACGTTCCGTTGGTTCGTGTAAACGCAGAGGACTTACTCGAGGCGCAGCTACGCGCCCTCGCCATCTCTGGCTTCGTCAGAGAATACCGATTCCACCCCGTCAGGAAATGGCGCTTCGACTTCGCTAACCCAGAGCGACGATTAGCGGTAGAGATTGAGGGCTTCGGCGCTGGCGGTACGGCTGGCCGACACCAGAGGTTTAGCGGGTTCAGTAAAGACGCAGAAAAGTATGCAGAGGCCGCTATAGCTGGTTGGCGTCTCATACGTTGCACAACCCAACAGGTACGGAACGGCACAGCGCTTCGCTGGATTGAGAGGGCTATGCAATGACTGATGAAAACCAATTCGGTCGCTACACCCTCGATGAACTAGAGCGCCAGATCAAGGAAGCAGTGAGGGCAGAGCAGGAAGCTAACGCCAAGGTTGTTCTCGCGTGGGTAGCTATCGCCTATGTGATCGGGCTGATAGTCGGAGCGCTGGTGTTATGACGGATCGCAAGTCTCATCGAGCGATGGATAAAGCCTTGATCGAGACTGATCTAGTCCTACAGGCTTGGGGCAAGTGGGCTAGGGGAGAGATAGGCAAGCACGCATGGCCTAGAGAATCTCCGATGTTCAAGATGCTACGCGAGATGCGACTAGGTATCAGAGCCAAGAGCACGGTCACGGCTGGCAATGAGGAAGTAAAGGCACAGGTAGTCGCAGCCGATAAGATCGTCGCCCGGCTCGAGGAAAGACAGAAGGCGGCGATATGGTCGCACTACATAGCGCGTGGCGAGACTAGATTCCATTGCGCTAGGGCAGCTGGCATGAGCGTGAGCGAGTATGACCGGGCGCTCGAGCGCGGGCGCTGGACGATCCATACCGCTCTGCCCTTCGTGGTAGAAATAGGGGGGGGTATGCCTTCCCAGAAAAGCGCTAGGCAATAAAGGGTAGGGGGGGGTTGTTTCGCAAATCTGCGTGCGTATAAGTGGCAATGTGAGCGACTATGAGCAAGCGACCTAGCGCCCATCAGCGCGGCTACACCAAGGACTGGTCAAGAGCGGCGCGATCCTTCCTAAAGGAAAACCCATTATGCTTGCATTGCCAGCGGCTAGGTAAACTTACCAGCGCTACACAGGTCGATCACATCAAGCCGTGGCGGGGGGATCGTAACCTGTTCTGGGAATACAGCAACTGGCAACCCCTATGCGCCAGCTGCCACAGCAAGAAGACTAACAGCCAAGACCGAGGCGATCTACTGAAAGGCACAGCAGCAGATGGTACACCTCTAGGGGGGTGGGTCTAGTCTGTTAGCCGCCTGACCGAAACAGGGGGGGGGTGGTATCGCCAGAACCTAGGGGGGCATGAATACCGGGGGGCTAGGTAGGAAAATCTACCCCGGCAATTAAGTCGCATCACCCATGACGGGAGCACCCAGCGAGGCTGACGCAGAACGCATAGCCTGACGCACACAGCGATACCTACGCCGAGCGCCAGCCTATAGGGGTCACTGGGTAGGCCATCCCTGCCGCCTACCCCACACCACCACCCGGCAGACCGGACGGCACTAGCGGCTCTCTCGCTACGCTAAACGAAACGAACGAAACAATCGCAACCCTGACGCATTCAGAATATGGGGGGCGTATCAGATAGGGGGCGGGGTAGATTGAATGACCCCCCTACCGCATTAGCTCGCCTCTGGGCGGCTCCCTAGAACGACCGCCACCTACGCGCACCTACCCCGATAGCCCGCCCTCGAGCGGCTAAATAATCGGCTCATCGCACCATTCTAGCGCGGCGGGGAATCTGCACTACGGTAGGGCATAGACCGATATAGGTCGCCATATAGGGACCGGCGGGGGCTCCACGTAAGAGCTAAATCGTAACATTCGGGCGAATTCAGCTTGACAAGATGCGGGGCATGAAGTGAAGTAAAGCCTCCCATGAAGATCGAGCAAATTAAGGTTTCTGACCTCCTGCCGTACATAAACAATGCACGGCGACACCCAGAAGCCCAGATAGCCCAGCTAGCCGCAAGCATCAAGGAGTTCGGGTTTAACAACCCAATACTTATTGGCGATGACCTGACCATTATCGCGGGTCATGGCCGGTTCGATGCGGCAAAGCGGTTAGGGCTGACAGAGGTTCCGTGCATAAAGGTGTCTCACCTGACGCCTACGCAGCGGAAGGCATACATACTGGCTGACAATAAGCTGGCGCTCAATGCTGAATGGGATATCGAGCTGCTGAACCTAGAGCTCGACCATCTGCAGGAGAACGGCTTTGACATCGAGTTCACCGGATTCACCGACACCGACTTACAGAAAATTCGAGACGATCTTGACCAAGCCAGTCTGCTGCAAATGTCAGACGGTGCAGAGCAAGACAGCCCAGCCCAACCAAAAGAAAAAGACAGTGAGTTCTATCCACTGTCAGTGTTGGTTGAGCACGATCAACGCAACGATATCTTCGCTGCTATAAAAAAAGCGAAGGAGAAGCACTCGCTAGACAATAGCGGTGATGCGATATGGTCAATCTGTAAAGAATGGATGGCTGATGAAAGCATTTAGCGCGTATGAGTTTAAGACCGGCAAGATTGCCGACCTAGATAGAAAATTCCCGTCGTATCTATCCGCATGGGATCAAGATACGCTGCACCTGAAAGAAGGTGACACGCACTACATCTATTGTCACGAAGGCGAGGCGTTCTTCAAGTATCAAGAGCGCGGCTATACGCTGGTCGCTGGTATGTTCGCCTGTGTCCCGGGCGATACCGGCGTGAGCGGCGGTAAGGGAATCGTAGTGAGCCGTGAGGGCTGGGATGGTGTATTCCACCTAGGCGGCAAGATCGAGCGCCGTGGTCGATTGAAATACATCGATGGCTGCACCGATAGCTTGCTAGTTCCACCCGTCATGATGGGTGATCCTTGCCTAAACTTGCTCTACTTCCCGCCTGATATTGACCAGACCGCGCACACTCACCCGAGTGATCGCATCGGTATGATTATGTCCGGTCGCGGTCTATGTCACGCATGGAATGATGGCGTAGAAGAGAAGATTGAGCTGCGTGCTGGATTAATCTTCTGCATCCACACCGATGGCGTGCATAAATTCTCGACGCCGTTTGGCGATGAGATGCGCGTTCTCGCATACCATCCAGATTCAGACTTCGGTCCTACGCACCAGACCCACCCGATGATCAATCGCACGATTGTGGATGGCGTCAGCGCTAGCCTCTTGCCTAGCATTCAGACCAAATGAGTCGAATCTACAAGAAGGCATTTGCAGAAGAATCCGTATATGAAGCCGCGCTCGGGCGGTTCCGTCAGTTATTTGACAACTTCGATAAGGTTGTCATCTCATTCTCTGGCGGCAAGGATTCGACCGTTTGCTTAAACCTTGGCCTACAGGTAGCTCGAGAAAAGGGAAAGCTCCCGCTAGACGTCTACTTCTGGGATGAAGAGGCCATACAACCGGAGACGGTAGCCTACGTAGAGCGAGTTCGCGCCATACCTGATGTGCGACTCAAATGGTTATGCGTACCGATTCAGCACCGGAATGCGTGCTCGAGGTCGCAACCGTATTGGCATCCGTGGAACCCAGACGAAAAAGAGAAGTGGGTTCGTGATATGCCAGAGTACGCTATCACGGAAGTCAAAGGATTCTATTGGGGCGCTAGCGTTCCAGACATTGCCCACAAGGTCTACGGTCCAGAATGCGGAACCGTGGCTGATGTGCGCGGCATCAGAGCTGATGAATCGTTGCGCCGCTACCGTAGCGTAGCGATGCGGACAAAAGACAATTGGATAGGTAGCGCAAGGGACAAATATAGCTACCCATGCAGCCCTATTTATGACTGGACTACGCTAGACGTATGGACAGCGCCTCGTATGTTCGGCTGGGATTACAACCGCTCATACGACATTATGAGTATGCTCGGCATTGCGCCATCCGATCAGCGAGTGTGCCCTCCGTATGGTGAGGAGCCGCTAGGCGGGCTATGGATGTACGCGCAGGGATGGCCTGATCTCTGGCACAAAATGATTAACCGCGTACATGGCGCAGCGACCGCTGGCCGATACGCAAACACAGAACTCTATGGGTTCGGCAAACTGACGCCGCCACCGGGGATGACATGGCGCGAGTGGACGTACTCGTTGCTTGAGCTATACCCGAAAGAGCTCAAAGCCAAGGTAGCTGCTAATCTCGCAGCCCTAATCGCACAACACAAGACCAAAACCAATCGCCCGATACATGAAACAGAGCCTGATCCGATGACCGGGCTAAACTGGAAATTTCTGGCGATGATTGCTAACCGGGCTGACCTAAAAGATCGCAGAAAAGGTAATGTGACCACGGCAGCGAAAGCAGTACGCGATAAGCAGGGCTTAACCCTAGAGGACGTCACAGAAAGTGATTTCGGCACTAGATACTGACGGCAAGATTGCCGCACAACCTGTAAGCAAGGTTAAATGGGTAGATAGAACCACCCTCAAGCCTAATGATTACAACCCAAATAAAGTAGCTCCACCAGAGCTAGAGCTGCTGATTATCTCCATCCTAGAGGATGGATGGACGCAGCCTATAGTGACCCTTGAAGATGGAACCATCGTAGATGGCTTCCACCGTTACACGGTGAGCGCTGATAAGCGATTGCAGCAGCGCTTCGGGAACATGGTTCCCACAGTACAGGTCGCTATTGATCCGGTTCACCGGAAAATGTCTACCATTAGACACAACCGTGCTCGAGGTACTCACGGCATCCTGCCTATGGCAAAGATTGTCCAGAGCATCATTGAGGAAGGCCATTCAAAGGAAGAAATCCAAGTCCGGTTGGGCATGGAGAACGAAGAAGTAGATCGTCTGCTAGATCGCTCCGGTATGCCTAATAAGGCAGCAGTCAAGACTGACGGATTCGGCAAGTCTTGGAAGCCGGTCGATAAAGCCTAGCTGTTACGCTATGCGCTACACAGAATCAGAGGTCTACGATGCAGCAGCGAGGACGCAAGTCACAAGCAGCACTGGAAACTGAAAACGTCATTCCCGGTAACTTTGGGCAACGCCCAGAGCCGCCAGCGGAATTGATGGAGGAAGAGGCTGCTATCTGGCGCGAGACTGCCGCTAGCGAGGCAGCAGACTTTTTCAATACTTCCGCGCTGCGTAATTTATTGAAGGACTATTGTCGCCATCGAGCAGCGGCAGACAAGATCACCGAGGTGATCAATCTGTTCCAGACCGAGTGGTTGAAAAGCGAGACTGGCTCAAAGCGCTACTCGCAGCTGCTAAAGATGCGTGACCTCGAGGCGCGTGGCGCTGCTGACAAAGCAACGAAGCTGCGACTGACTAACCAAGCACGCTATACGCCACAGGCAGCAGCTACCGCATCTCGAAATGCGGCGAAAGGGTTTAAGCCTTGGGAGCTGTGAGGAAGAAGGAGCGGCAATCAGACCGCTGCATTCGATGGATTGAGACTTACTGCAGAGTGCCAGAAGGCAAACTGGTAGGTCAGCCCGTCAAGATGCGCGAGTGGCAGAAAAAGATTCTGCGAAACATTTATGACTCGCCTACTCGCCGCGCCATCATCTCGTTCCCTAGAAAGAACGGCAAGACAGCATTAAGCGCATTTTTGCTGCTACTGCATCTGTGCGGTCCAAAGGCTAGACCAAATTCGCAACTATTTAGCGCAGCGCAGAGCCGTGAACAGGCAGCGATTTTGTTTTCGCTAGCCGCTAAAACGGTGCGTATGTCACCGGATTTAATCGCGGTGGTGGCTATACGCGATACGGCGAAGCAATTATTTTGCGGCGAGCTAGGCACGCTATATCGTGCGCTATCGGCAGAAGCCTCTACCAGCTACGGCTTGTCACCTGTTTTTGTGGTGCATGACGAGCTAGGACAGGTTAGAGGTCCGCGCAGCGAGCTTTATGAGTCGCTCGAAACGGCAGCTGGCGCACAGGAAGAGCCGCTTTCGATCATTATCAGTACGCAAGCGCCTACCGATAGTGACTTGCTATCGGTTCTGATTGATGACGCCAAGACGGGCAGCGATCCTAGGGTCAAGCTCGCGCTATTCACAGCAGATGAATCAGCCGATCCGTTTGCAGAGGATACGATCAAGAATGCTAACCCTGCCTACGGTGATTTCCTAAATGCCGTAGAGGTGAGGGATCAGGCAGAGTCGGCTCGGCGTATGCCAGCACGCGAAGCGGCGTATAGGAACCTAGTGCTCAATCAGCGAGTCAATAGCTCGACGCCGTTCATTAGCCGCACGGCATGGGAGGCGTGCGCTGGCGAGATCGACGAGGCAGCATTCCAGAATCCGTGTTTCATCGGCCTCGATCTTTCGGCGCGTAATGACTTGACCGCGCTGGTCATGGTTGGCTGTGACGCAGATGGTATATGGCATACCAAGTGCGATTTCTTCGTGCCAGAGATAGGCATTGATGAAAGATCGCGCAGAGACAGAACGCCATACGATCTCTGGAAGCAGCAGGGGCATCTGATAGCTACACCGGGCGCGTCTATTGACTATGCCTATGTCGCACAACGACTGTGTGAGCTAGCAGATGATTACCCGATACAAGAGATTGCTTTTGACCGCTGGCGAATAGATGTGCTGCAATCCGAATTGCGTAGACTGGGGCGAGAGCTCCCGTTAGTGCCATTCGGTCAAGGATTTAAGGATATGACGCCCGCGCTAGATGCTGTCGAGCACGCGATCATGGCTAAAAAATTGCGGCACGGTGGGCATCCTGTCTTGCGTATGTGCGCGGCTAATGCCGTGGTGACGCGAGACCCCGCAGGGAATCGTAAACTGGACAAAGCGAAGGCGACCGGCAGAATCGATGGGATGGTTGCACTGGCGATGGCGCTAGGTACAGCCGCTCGAGGCACTGACGAAGGTGGCTTTAACGACTTTCTATCTAACGTGGTGAGTGTGTAATGGCTATTGCATGGTCAGGATGGATGCGCCGTCTCGCTGGCTGGGTATGGAACCCAGAAACCGGCGAACAACGGTCAGGACCGCCGCTCGGTCACGTTACGGCTGCGGGCAATATCGTCACCGATACCCGCGCTCTGCAAATCCCTACGGTCATGCGGTGCATCCGTATCATCGGCGAGACTTGCGCTTCCCTACCGATACAGGTTTACGAGCGCACGCCAGATGGCGATGTGCCAGCGCCTAACCATTGGCTCTCGCGTCTGCTGGTAGAGCCGAATGAGTCGATGACTGGTGACGAGTTGCGTGAGGCGCTCGTAGGTCAGATGGCTGGCTGGGGCAACGGCTACGCCGAGATCGTGCGTGATACTCGCGGTCGCCCGCAGGAGTTGTGGCCGCTTAAAGCCGATCTGATGGTGGTCAAGCGCGATGCGGATCGTGTACTGCGCTACGAGTATCCTGACCGTTATCAAGTTCCGCAGCCCTACGGTCAGACGCAGATTCTGCACTGTCGCGCCTTTTCGGTCGATGGCGTGATGGGTATGTCGCCGCTCGGATTCTTGCGGCATACGCTCGGCCTCACGGTAGGCGCAGAAGATTTGGCCGCATCGTTTTTCAATAACGGCGGTCGCCCATCTGCGATTCTCTCCGTCGATAAACCATTGACGCCGAGCCAGCGCGAACAGGTGCGCGAGTCGATCACCCGTCCGCTCGAGGAAGGGCGGCGCATCATGGTGCTCGAAGGCTCAATGAAATATCAGACGGTGACGATCTCGCCAGAAGATATGCAGATGCTGGCGACCCGACAATTTCAAGTAGAGGAATTGGCTCGTTGCTTCGGCGTGCCCTTGCACCTTCTGGGCGTGCAGAACAACGTGCCGAATTGGGGCTTGGAACAGATGAACCAAGCCTTTTTCACGTTCGTCTTGAATGCCTATCTTGGCCGCATGGAATCGACAATCAATCGGTTCCTACTCTCGCCCGAGGAGCGCCAACGCTATTTTGTGCGCCACGACGTTCGCCCGCTCTTGCGTGCGGATAGCAACGCGCGTGCTAGCTATCTATCCTCGATGGTGCAGAACGGATTGATGACTCGCAATGAGGCGCGTCGATGGGAAGGTCTGCCACCAGCAGAGGGCGCAGATGAGCTCACGGTGCAGCTCAATCTCACTAACATCGCTAACTTGAACGCTGCGCCAGATACGGTGCAAACCAATACGGTGAACCCGAATGGCGGTTGATCTTAAACCGACAGAGGCGATGGCCGAGGAAGCGCAGCGCGGTCTTGATTGGCGAGCAGAGTTCAATCGAGGCGGCACGGCGGTAGGCGTAGCGCGAGCGCGAGACATTAGCAATCGCGTCAATCTGTCACCTCGAACGGTGCGCCGCATGGTGAGCTATTTCGCCCGCCATGAAGTCGATAAGGAAGGCCAAGGCTGGTCGCCCGGTGAGGATGGCTATCCTAGCGCTGGCCGTATCGCTTGGGCGCTATGGGGCGGTGATCCCGGTCGCTCATGGGCAAATGCTCGGAGCAGGGAATTAGAGTCAGAGGAAAGATCAATGGATATCCATGTCACTAAAGATATGCCGCTCTCCGAGTGCGAATTCAAATTCAGCACGAAAGAGAATGTATTCCAGTTCGAGGGCTACGCCTCTGTATGGGGTCGCGTAGATTCCTATGGCGATACCGTACTGAAGGGCGCATTTGAGGACTCGCTTGAGAAAGAGCGAATGCCGCTGATGCTATACGGTCACAATGCGAATCGCGTCATCGGCAAGTGGATCGAGATGCGAGAGGATGATCGCGGCCTCTATGTGGTCGGCGAATTAACGCCAGGTCACAGCGAGGCGAAGGATATCCAAGCCCTGATGGTTCACGGCGCTATCTCTGGACTATCAATCGGTGGTTACACGACCGAATGGGAAGATAAAGCTGACCGTGGAAAAATCATCAAATCATTTGATCTGTACGAGATTAGTCTGGTATCTATGCCAGCAGAGGATGAGGCGCGTATCGACCCTGCTAGCTTTAAGAGCCAGCTGAACGATGCAGAGACGATTAAAGATGTCGAGGCACTGCTGCGTGATGCAGGAGGGTTTTCGAGATCAAATGCGACAGCGATTGTCGCAAAACTCCGAGCCATTCTTCAGCGCGATGCTGATAGCAAGGGTAAGGAAAAAGACGAGCTGGCTGCATTAGCCGAATTTATCCGTTCACATAAGATTGAGGTTTAAGAAAATGGATGCTTCAGAAATCAAAGGTATTGAGGACGTTAAAAGCGCGTTCCTCTCGCAACATCATGAGTTGAAGTCCTTCATTGAGAAGGCCAACAACGAAATTAAGGACGCTGGCTCTGTCTCTGCCGAGACGAAGGCCGCTGTCGATAAGATCAGCACGACTGCTAACGAGTTGGCTGACCGCATCGGCAAGCTCGAAGCGAAAGCCTCGCGCAGCGTCGATCTGTCGGGCGAGCGCAAGAGCCTCGGTCGCGCCTTCTCGGAGAGCAACGAGTACAAGGCTCTCCGCGCTGGTAGCACCAAGTCGGCTCGTATGGATGTGAAGGCCATTACCAACGTGATGCCGCCGTCCAATGATGCGCCGCTCGTTGCTGCGGATCGCCTCCCGGGAATGATCACGCCGCCGACCCGTCGGCTCACGATCCGTGATCTTCTGGCCTCGGGCGTCACCTCGAGCAACCTTGTCGAGTTTGCCAAGGAGAATGTGTTCACGGATAACGCCGGTCCGCAGGTTGGTGCTTCGCCGACCGTACAGGCTGAAAACGTGACCAAGCCAGAGTCGGATATCACCTTCACGCTCGCTAGCGTGCCGGTGGTGACGCTCTCGCACTTCATCCTCGCCTCGCGTCAGGTGCTCGATGACTCGCCGATGCTGGAGAGCTACATCAACACCCGCTTGCTCTACGGCTTGAAGCTCGAAGAGGAGACTCAACTCCTTAACGGCTCGGGCGCGTTCGGCAACATCTCTGGCTTGAACACGAACCGCACGGCGTACAATCGCCATGTTGCTGGTGATACGAAGATCGACACGCTCCGTCGTGCAATCACGCAGCTCCAGCTTTCGGAGTTCCAAGCCGAGGCGATCATCATCAACCCGGCGCAGTGGGAACAGATCGAGCTGCAGAAGGATGACGAGAAAAACTATGTGTTTGCTTCTGTCGTTCAGGCTGTCGGTCCAACCCTCTGGGGCTTGCCGGTCGTTGCGACCAACTCGATGCCTAACAACCAGTTCCTCGTTGCGAACCTCTCGCAAGCGGCACAGGTTTGGGATCGTATGCAAGCGACCGTTGAGCTCTCGCGCGAAGATGACACCAACTTCCGTAAGAATATGGTGACCATCCTCGCCGAGGAGCGCATCGCTCTTGCGGTGTATCGTTCGTCCGCTCTCATCGGCGGCAACTTCCCGCAGACGCCGTAAGGCAATAGGGGGAGCCGGGGAAACTCGGCTCTCCCTCTCTTATGTTTAGAGTAGAAGCAAAAGTCCCATTTTGGTGTAGCGTGACTGGCGGTCGTATTCCGTTCGAGCGCTTTTCTACCGATAGGGATACGGCTTACCGATTGCAAAAGGTCGGACTTGTCGAGATCATCGACGAGAAATGGAATTTAGAGACGAAAGACGGACAGCCGTCATCATCGCTAGCGGACCATCGGCAGCAGAAGCCGATCTATCCTTACTCGAAGGCTGGCCGGTCATCGCGGTCAACGATTGCTGGAGACTCTACCCAGCAGACGTCCTCTACGCTTGCGACGAACAATGGTGGAACCGATACCACAGAGAAACCGAAATTTTCCGTGGTCAGCGGTGGACGCAGAGCAGGGAGGCCGCGAAAAGGTACGGCCTCCACCACATCGAAGGGCAGCACGGATCAGGATTTTCCACCCGACGCGGCCTAATTAAATACAACTGGAATTCTGGCGCACAGGCAATGCAGCTAGGCTGGCAGCTAGGCGCTAGGCGATTTGTGCTCATCGGTTTTGATATGCAGCCCGTAGATGGCAAGGTGCATTGGTTCGGCGATCACCCGCGCGGCTTGATCAATGAATCGCCGTGGCAGATGTTCATATCCGCATTTGAAGTGATCGCCAAGGATTGCCAAGAGCTAGGCATCGAGGTGATCAATACGAGTCGCATATCAAAGCTGACTTGCTTCCCTAAAGCCTCGCTAACAGAGGCGCTATGAGAGCCTTTGTCCTCATACGCCATGATCCGCTATACCGTAGAGCATCCTTCGAGCAGGGCTTACGGGCTGTAGGCTATGAGATACACGGCATACCTAGGAACACGATAAAACCTAGCGATGTGCTGGTAATCTGGAATCGCTACGGCGAGGGCGCTATCTATGCTGATCGCTTCGAGGCAGCTGGCGCTAGAGTCCTAGTTGCAGAGAATGGATACCTAGGGCGCGATTGGCGCGGCGAGCACTGGTATGCGCTGGCCGCTAACTATCACAACGGCGCTGGCAGTTGGCCTCGAGGAGGGGCAGAGCGCTGGAATGATTGGCGCGTGCCAATGGCTGAATGGCGAACGGGTGGCAATGAAATAGTGATCCTCGCTACCCGTAGCATCGGTCCTGTAGGCGTAGCGGAGCCGCATGGATGGTGCGGTCAACAGTACGATTCGCTGCGGCGTATGACGGACAGGCCTGTTAGAATTCGAGAGCACCCCGGCGAGAGGCCATGCGTAAGTTTAGAGCATGACCTACGCGATGCGTATGCGGTGCTCACTTGGGGTTCCGGTGCAGCGCTAAAAGCTCTGTTGATGGGCATTCCGGTTTTTTATGGATTCAAAAATTGGATTGGCGCTGGTGCTGGTCGAGTCTGGGATGGCAACCTAGAGCCCGCTAGACCGTGCCGCCTAAATACATTTCAGACATTGGCGTGGTCCATGTGGAACACCCGAGAAATAGCTACCGGGGAGCCCTTCGCTCGGCTTCTGGCGTGAAGGTAGTTATCTACGAGCAGCGCTCGCACGTTAGAAGCAAGATGATCTGCGATGCGATGCAGCTCGGCATCAGCCGGTGCGGGGATTTTGTTGTTCGCACCTATGCGGATCAATTCAAATCAGCTGGCGATGAGTGGGCTGTGTTCTACGGCCTAGACGGAAAGTTAAAAGAGATATTCGACACCTACTCAAAACTAGGTCGCGCGGTCTATGTAGACCTAGGCTATTGGGGAAGGACGCAGGGCGGTAAGCTGGCTGGCTTTCATAAGATCGTGCTGAACGGTCGCCACCCAGAGGGCTATTATCGGCGCGGCTACCCTAGCGATAGGTTCGCAGCGCATAACGTAGCGATCCAGCCGTGGCGCTCTGGCGGCACGCACATCTTGATCGCTGGCATGAGCGATAAGGCGGCGTTCTACGCAGGGTTTAAGGCCGAGGAGTGGGAGCGCGAGACTATAGCTAAACTACAGGCCGTCACCACCCGGCCTATCGTCTACCGGCCTAAACCTAGCTGGAAGGGCGCGAGGCCTATACACGGCGTGCAATACTCCGAGCCAGCCGTACCGCTAGAGCTAGCGATAAAGCACGCATGGGCGGTGGTCACGCACCACAGCAACGTGGCGGTCGATGCTATCCTCGCTGGCGTACCGGCCTTCTGCTGGCACGGCGTAGCGCGAGAGATGAGCAGCCAAGATATAGGGCAAATTGAGCACCCATTTAGACCCGAAGGCAGACTGGAGTGGGCATCGGATATAGCCTATACCCAATGGTCTGTCGTAGAGATCGCGCACGGCCTTCCGTGGGCGCATTTCAAACGAGAGGGGCTGGTAGGGTGAGGGTGGTTTTCTACTACGCCGAGAAGCCGCGAGAGCGCATTTTACAGGGTGCGTTCGCGGAGGGCGTGAAGGTACACGGCGATGAGTTCGAGGCGCGGCTACTCTCGCAGGGGGTAGTGGACTGCGATGTGGCCGTGATGGTCGGCGTGAAGAGCAGGGAGCTATTCCAGACTCACTGGAAGGCTGGCACGCATACCGTACTGCTGGACAAGGGCTACCACAGGGCTACCTACCCCGGCGGGGCTAGGGGCTGGATTTACTGGCGCGTGGCGGTCAATGCTCACCAGTGTACCGCCTACCTATCGCAGAACAGACCGAGCGATAGAGCCAAGAAGATAGGCTGGCACGTTCAGCGCTGGCGCAAGAATGGGAGCCACATCCTATTTGGCGGCAGCAGTCAGAAATATCACGAATTTGTTGACGCTGGCGATCCGACAGAGTTCGCCAAAAAGACGATCAGACGCATAGCTAAATTTAGCTCACGCGAGATTATCTATCGTCCGAAGCCTAGTTGGGATGGCGCTGTACCCGTAGAAGGCGCGACCTTGCGCGATGAGTTCGTGCCGCTAGCGCATGACCTCGAGGGCGCATGGGCTACCGTCACGCATGGTTCTAGCATCTGCCTCGAATCTATCTTGTGCGGCGTGCCGGTGGTCGTGCTAGGCGATGCGGTAGCAAAACCGATCAGCTCTACCGACCTGTTAGAGATAGAATCGCCGCGACTGGCAAGCGAGGATGAGGTGAGCCAATGGCTAGCCAATCTCGCCTATCAGCAATGGACGCTAGCGGAATTCGCCAGCGGTGAGGCATGGGGAAACATTAAGTCGGTGATATATGGCGCGTATTAGGGTTCTCGGTGGCGGCTGGTATGGCTGTCATATAGCAAAGACGCTATCCGAGGAAGGCTATCAAGTAGAGCTACATGAGAGAGCGCCGCGATTATTCTCTGGTGCATCTGGCGGCAATCCCGCTCGATTGCATCTAGGGTTTCACTACCCGCGATCACGACTAACCCGAGCAGCTAGCCAAGAACACTATCTAGCGTTCATGGAGCAGTACGGGCATCTGACTCGCGCAGTGCCGATCAATCTCTACTGCATAGCCGCGCATGACTCGTTGCTGGACTTCGGTACATATAGGCAAGTCTTACAGGGTGAGCTTGAATTTGTGACCGTGCATGAGCCATCAGATTTTGGCCTGACCAATATTGAGGGTGCGCTACTGACGGGCGAGCGGCATATCGTTATTAACGCCGCGCGTGACTATTACGAGAAAGAGCTTGCCTCTCTGGTGCGCTATCAGACGCCGCCAGAGGAGCGCGATGATTTCGACTGGACGATTGACTGCACATTCTGTGCTAGAGATAACGCAGCGATTGATCGCTATGAGCCGTGCTTAACGGTTCTGCTGGAAGGTCCAACGGATAAAGCCATCACGATTATGGATGGTCCATTCCCGTCGATCTATCCGTGGAATGAGGAAATGGGCTTATCTAGCCTAACTAGTGCGAGTCTCACGCCATTCTCAAAATCTCTGAAAACGCACGAAGAGGCTACAGCGGTTCTTAATTCGCAGACTGTAGATAGTATCCGCGAGCGCTGTCAGGCGATGGTGCAGCAGATCGCGCACTTCTACCCTGCCGTCCTCGAGGAGTACCGGGTTGCGGATTACAAGCTGACGATACGCGCACAGCCTCGATCTGGTTCTGACGCTCGGCTGGTCGATATTGTACAGACCGCTCCGCGCGTTCTGCGTATCCGCGCTGGCAAGATTGACGCGATACTGCACGCACGCGAAATGCTGAAGGAATGGCTACCGTGATAGCGGTGACGGGTAGACGGACTACGATTGTTGAAGAGCTAGGTGTGTATGAGCCCATCGAGAGAATCGAGGAGCACTATCTACCTAGCACGGACAAGTTTGTTCTAGCTGCTGGCGTTCTGATCGGTAAGAAGATAGCCGACATGAGTACGCTAGAGGCTTATGACACGGTTTTCGTCAATCTAATCTCGACGATGAGAACCTGTGAGCGCATTCTGTCTCTTGTACCTAATGCGCGTATCTGCATAATCGGTAGTTGCTCTGGGATCAAAGGCAGTTACGATCAGTTGTATGGGGCGAGCAAGGCGGGCATACATCACTACGTTAAAACCCGCAAAGTACTCGACGCCCAACAACTGATCGCTGTCTCTCCGTGCATCATCTCTGATTCTGGTATGACGCGCCGCCGTAGCGATTACGATGACGTCATCGAGAATCGAGATACCGTTACTGCAAAACAGGTAGCTGATGTGGTCTATGGACTACTGACGATGAGCCCCGCTGTATCTAATCAGATCGTGCCGGTTGGTCCGTGCTGACCGTCTGTACGGGCTGGAGCCCTAAAGGGTGGGTAGAGTACGGCGAGGCATTCGTACATAGCGCTGCGCGTCATTGGTCTAGCGATATTAGATTGCTAGCCTATGTCGAGGAGCTTATCGAATTACCGATAGGCGAATGCCGGTCTGTCTTACAGATACCGGGCTGCGTAGAATTTATTGACAAGTACCGCGACGATAAGCGGGCTAATGGGCGAGATGTACAATCTAACTGGAAAGAGGCTGCGAAGAAGCGCGGCTATCATTTCCGTTGGGATGCGTGGAAATTCTGTCGGCAGGGATTCATACCGCTAGCCGCAGCGCAAGAATGCGAGACAGAATACCTAGCGTGGTTCGATGCTGATGTGGTGACGTTCGCAGACGTTAGTGCGGAGGACATTACCAGCCTGTTGCCTAGCGGATACGATGTGGCCTATCTCGGTAGACCTAAATGGTCAGAGATCGGTTTTCAGTTATACCGATTGCCAGCTGCGCTACCGATGCTAGAGCAATTCTCTCGATACTACAGAGATGAGACGGTATTTGATCTGCACGAATGGCATTCTGCCTATGTGTTCGATCGCGCACGCGAGGCGACTGGCATAGCTGGCTGGAATCTCACGCCTAACCGTGAAGGCGATGTGTGGCCGTATACGCCGCTCTCTAAATTTAGCGTACATCTGAAAGGTGATAGGAAAGGCAATGCAAAACGTCTTGCGGGTCTACATAGGATTTGATTCACGCGAGACCATTGCCTACGAGGTAGCAGAGAAGTCGCTCCTCGAGTACGCCAGCACGCCTGTGATGGTAACGCCTCTGTTACTAGAGCGATTACAGGCGAGTGGGTTATCGCAGCGTCCGTATCGAGTCTATCGAGGCGGGGTCTGGGATGTTATTTCAGATGCGCCTGTATCGACTGAATTTGCAAACACTCGATTCCTAGTTCCTCTGCTAGCGCAGACTGGCTGGGCGTTATTTACTGACTGCGATGTAGTGTTCCTATCAGATGTGGCCGAGCTATTCGCTATGGCCGATCCGCGCTATGCGGTGATGTGCGTGAAGCATAATCACCAGCCGGTAGAGACAGAGAAAATGGATGGCTGCGTACAGACGAGCTATCCGCGCAAGAATTGGTCGAGTGTGGTTCTATTTAACTGTGACCACGAAGCTAATCGAGCACTCACGCTGCATCGCATTAACAATGCGCCCGGTAGAGAGCTGCATCGGTTCTACTGGTTGCAGGATCATGAGATCGGCGAATTGCCGCTCGAATGGAATTGGCTCGTCGGTGTTCAGCCTAAACCGTTGAATCCCAAAATTGCACATTTCACACTAGGGGGACCGTGGCTCCCCGAATGGAAGGCAGCAGAACATGATCAACTCTGGTTGGACTGTAAAGGTCGTCACACCCGCGCCGGTTGAGCCCGTCGATTTAGAGACGGTAAAGCAGCACGCGCGTATTGATACGAGCGCTGATGATGATTTCATCGAGACGATCATTATTCCAACCGCTAGGGATCGAGCGCAGCAGTATTTACGGCGCAGTCTGATTGATACTGTAGTGGATATCACATGGGATGGTTTTCCGTGGTATCGCATTGATCAGGCATTCTTCGTGCCATGGGCTCCGATCAAGTCAATTATCTCTATCAGCTACCGCGATTCCTATGATGCGGTCACGGTGCTCGATAGCTCGATGTACCGACTAGAGAATGTGAATGAGCCAGCCCGTATCGTCCCTGCCTACGGCAAGTTGTGGCCTAACACTTCTGGCGGTATCGGCGCTGTCACGGTTCGCGCCTTCGTAGGCTATCCGCACGTTGCTGGCAATGCACACCCAGTCGGCAGTCCAGTACCGACACCGGCAGAGTATCGAGCAAACATACCGCCATCTATCAAACACGCAATCTTGATGGACTGCGGTCATCTCTATAATAACAGAGAAGCGGTGATGGAGATTCAAGGCGGCTCGCTGGTTACTACGCCGCTCGGTTGGGAATCACTCTTGGATCAATATAGGTTGATGGTCTAATGCGTGCTGGCTTAATGGATCAGCGGATTGTGATTCAGTCCGCGACGAGAACCCGCGATGCAGTTTATGGGTCAGAGGTACTGACCTGGACTACCTTCGCTACCGTATGGGGCGCGGTCAATGATGTAAATTCTGTTGAGCGCGTGAATAACGAGATTCGCACGCTGACAAGAAACACGATGATCCAGATTCGCTATCTGCCGGGACTGACAGCGGATATGCGAATACAGTTATCGGATGGCAGAATTTTAGCGATCACATCGCTAGCTTCTATCAATCGTAAAAAGATGTGGAAACTAGTCTGCGAGAATTATAGTGCTTGAAGCAAAGATAGTAGGGCTCGCTGAATTAGAGAAGGCGCTAAAAGAAGTCGCGCCTAAACTGGAGAGAAACATTCTCCGCGCTGGCCTACTAGCTGGAAGCAAAGTGATCGCAGCAGAGGCGCAGCGAATCGTAAGAGCCGAGGCATACGATAGCGGCGATCTGTATGAGAGCATCCGCGCATCTACTTATTCAAAATATCGAAGGCTAGGCAATCTGCCAGCAGCTACGGTTAAAGCTGGCGGTCCAATTAAGGCCAAAGGCGGCAGAGCTAAAAGCCGTCCCTTCTATGCCCACATCATTGAGTGGGGTGCGAAGCCGCACGTTATCAGAGCGAAAAGCTCTAAAGGACTACGCATCGGCGATAAGCGATTGCTGCAAGTAAACCATCCGGGCGTGCAGGGCATTCGGTTTATGACCCGCGCGGCTGATACAAAAGCAGCGGACGCGGTAAAGGCATTCGCAGAGAAGGTGCGAGAACGATTAGCGAAAGAAGGGCTAGATGTGCCGGCTCCTATAGCAGCAGAGGATTTTGACAATGAGGGGTGAAGCGGTAGTTAAGGCATTACTCGAGGCGTATCCCGGCGTCACCGCTATCGTCTCTACCCGCATTCAGCCCGCGCCATTGCCAGAGACATTAGCGCTACCCGCTATCGCTACGCGCCACATCACGACGATTGATCTACCTACGATTGATGCGCAGAGCTACGGCTTGGTGCGTAGTCGCATCGAGGTGACAGCGGTAACGAAAACCTACCCTGTGCAGAAGCAGCTGCTAGAGCAAGTCAGATTAGCTCTGCAATACAGGCGCGGCACAATCGCTGGTTACGAGGTTGTCTCTGTAGTACGCGATAACGTCGGACCGGACTTACGAGATGATGACAAGATGATTTTCAGTCAATCAGTTGATTTTGTTTTGACGTTGAAAGAAGTGTAACCTTATGCCCTAACGGGCTTTTCCCAGAGGAATTATTAAATGAGCACTCCCGCATCAGGCCTGTTTAAACAGGTTGCATACAAGGCCGAAACTTCTTTCGGCGTAGTGCCGTCGGCGGCTAGCGCACAGTCGCTCCGTCGCGTGCAGTCCACACTTGATCTCTCTAAAGAGACGTACCAGAGTAACGAGATTCGACAGGACTTTCAGCTTGTCGACTTCCGTCACGGCGTGCGTCGAGTCGAGGGCAACATCTCTGGCGAGCTTTCGCCAGCGACCTATAAGGACTTCATTCAATGCGCCCTTAAGCGCGATTTCACGGCGGTCACACCGGCCACTGGCGTATCAGTAACGATTGCTGGCTCTGGTCCTAGCTACACCGTCACGCGAGGCTCTGGTAGCTATATTACCGATGGCTTTAAGGTCGGTGACGTTATCCGCTTGAGCGCTGGTAGCCCGTCGCTGGCTGCTAACTTCGGCAAGAACCTCTTGATTGTCGGACTGACTGGCTCTGTCGCTACGGTCATCACCCTTAACGGTAGCTCGATGACTGCCGAGGGTCCGGTGGCTGGTACGACCGTGACGGTAGTGGGTAAGAAAACCTACATTCCTACAACGGGTCACACCGATAAGAGCTTCAGCATTGAGCACTATTACAGCGACCTCGTACAGTCGGAAGTGTTCTCGGGCTGTAAGCCGACCAGTATTGCTATCGGCTTGCCGCCGACTGGCCTTGCCACCATCGACATTGGTTTCATGGGCAAGGACGTCACGACCGCTTCGGCGCAGTACTTTACTAACCCTAGCGCACAGACCACGACTGGTTTGCTCGCTGCGGTCAACGGTGAGCTGCGCGTCGGTGGTCAGTCAGTAGCTACCCTTACGGGCTTGACCCTAAACATTGCTAGCAACTACTCGGGCGATCCGGTGGTCGGTAGCAACACGGTTCCGTTTATGTTCGCGGGTCGCGTAATCGTTACTGGTCAGGCTACGGCCTACTTTGATTCGGTCACGTTGCGCGATGCGTTCTTTAATGAGACGGAAGTCGAAATCATCGGCGCGTTCACGGCTAACAATGATGCTGATGCGCCGTTCATGAGCTTTGTGCTTCCGCGCGTGAAGATCGGCGGCGCTAGCAAGAATGACGGAGAGGGTGGCCTCGTACAGACGCTGCCGTTCCAAGCTCTGTTAAATACTGCCGGCGGCTCTGGTACGAATAGTGAACAGACGACCATCGTCATCCAAGACTCTGCCGCCTAAAGCGGCACAACACGCACGGGCTCTGGTCGCTTCGCCTTCCTCGCAGAGGGCGGGCGATCAGAGTACCGGCAATCTACAACTCTGCGAGGAATCTATGGATACATTTGATCTAGATAGCTTTGAAGATGTTTCGTCGGGCGAGTATGTGGTCAAGCATCCCGAGACTAACCAGCCAACAGCGATTGTTGTCACGCTGGCGGGTCCAGAGCATCCTAATCGCAAAAAGATCGCGTTCGCTGCACAGCGTCGGCTGCGTAAAGTATTGCAGCAGACTGGCAAGCTCCAGCTGGCCGATCCAGAAGAGGAGGAAGGCGAAGAGGTCGATATGCTCGTTGCTTGCACCCTCGGCTGGAAAGGCATCTCGGTAGGCGGTAAGGCATTAGCGTATTCGGCAGAGGCCGCTCGCTCGCTCTATACCGATCCAAAGCGCCGTTGGTTGCGCGATCAGATTAAAGCCGCGCTGAACGAACGTGAGCATTTTATCAAGCGCTCCGATCCAGCTTAATTGAGGCTGCGGAGCGCGAATTTGCACTCGGCGAGCGAATGGAGGATGGCGCGACCTTAAGAACGCATCTTCAGAGACTCGCATATAGCTCGGGCAAGGTGGATGCCAGATTAGAGGCTCCACCTCCCGCTCGGGCGGTGAGAGGTTTATGGGATGCGTTCCTGATGCTGTCGGCATCGAGGCGATCAGGAATGTCACCCCATCCTCTGACGATGGTAGATATAGAGGCGTATTGTCGAATGGCGAACATCCAGCTTTCTAATTGGGAGCTGGAGACATTGATTGCTTTAGATGCTGTTGCTATGGCGGCGGCGGCAAAAAATAGGAAGTCTTAATGGCACAGCCAGTCGCAACACTATTGATTGAAATGGCTGCGGACGTTGCAAAACTGACGCAGGACATGAATCAAGCAAAGTCCGTAGTCGGTAATGCGATGAAGGGCATTGAGCAACAAGTCGATGGCGCTCGTAAGGCTTTCGGCTTTCTTGCTACTGCGATTGGCGTGGGTTCGTTCACCGCTCTGATTAAAGGCACTATCGACGCTGCTGACAAGCTCGATGAGATGGCCGAGCGCACTGGCGTAGCAGCTAGTGAGCTCTCGCGCCTAGAGATCGCCTTTAAGCTCTCTGGTGCTGGCTCCGATGTGATGGAAAAGGCGTTCATTAAACTCGCCAATACGATGAACACCAATTCGAAGGCCATTGAGCAGCTAGGCGTACAGACAAAGAACACCGATGGCACGCTGCGTAGCAGCACGGCGGTATTGCGCGATGTGGCAGACCGTTATGCAGCTATGGAAGATGGCGCACGCAAGACGGCTATCGCTGGCGAGATATTCGGCGAGAAGCTCGGTCCGCAGCTTGCTGGCTTGCTGAACATGGGTTCAAGAGGCCTAGATGAGATGGCCGCGCTAACCGAGCGTCTCGGTATGGCGATGACTGATGAAGGCGCAGCGGCAGCGGCGAAATTTAATGATACGCTCGATCTATTGAAGATGGCTGTCGGTGGTGTAGCGCGTCAGGCTACATCTGATCTATTGCCCGCTCTGACTAATATCGCCATCGGCATGCTCGATGCCGCCAGAAATGGAACGGCTCTTGCTACGGCTAGCGATTTGCTGACCGGATTTATGAAGTCCTTATTCAATGGCTTGCTTGCCGTTGGTGAAGGTCTTAATACCGTCGCTGTATTAGCGACCTCAACGTGGAAGGCATTTTGGCAAGCCACTAATGGTGATTTCACAAAGGCGATCAATACGATCAAAATTGGCTTCTATGAAGTAGAAGCTAATTGGGCGAAGACTGGACAGACCATTAGCGATGTCTGGACTAATGCTACACAGACAACCGTAGACTCTACGCTCACGTTATTAGGCGAGGCGCGAAAGAATCAGCAAGCTTCGCTCGATACCGCAGAAGCGCAAAAGAAGATGGAAGAAGCTGCGAAGAAGGCACAAGCCGAATTCGATAAGCTCTCTGCGTCCCTTGATAAGGCCACTATAGCAGCACTGGCCGAGACTGCTGCGGGCGGTAAGCTGACCGACGCCGCTAAACTGGAATTAGAAGTTCGCGCGAAACTCAATGATACGACGATCAAACTGACTGACGCGCAGCGCAAAGAGATCGAGACAAAGCTGGCTGCTGCACAGGCGGCGCTCAATGATCGTGACGCGCAAGAAAAAGCGAATGAAGCTCGCAAGAAGCTGACCGAGAGTCTAGGCAAAGAGATAGCCGAGATAGAGAAGCAGATCAAAGCGCAGCAGGAATCTAACGAGGAAGCAGGGCTCTCGCGCCAACAGATCGGTATGCTCGAGGTAGCACGGCTGCGTGACGCTGCGGCTATCGCTACCCGTAACGCGCAGCTGCGTGCAGAGTCGGGCATCAATGACGAGATTACAGAGCAATATCGCAAGCAAGCGGAAGGACTGAACAAGCTCGCTGACGAAAAGGAAAAGGGCGTTCACGTTCAAGCTGCGAAAGATGCTGCTGACGAGTGGAAGAAAACCACAGAGGCTATTGAGAACGGCCTGACCGATGCGTTAATGCGTGCGTTCGAGTCTGGTAAGGGCTTTATGGAAGCCTTCAAGCAGACGCTGAAAAACGCATTTAAGACGCTGGTGCTGGAGCCCACGATCCGCGCGATCATGGCTCCTATCTCTGGCGCACTCGGTGGCATTTTCGGCGGCTCACCGGCTGGCGCTGCTATCGGTGGCGCTGGCGGTGGTGGTGGCGGTGGATTACTCGGCAGCATAGGCTCTATCGCGGGCATCGGCGGCATGGTCGGCTCTGGCCTAGGCTACGGCCTTGCGGCTTACTCTGCGGGCGGTCTGGGCTTGATGGGTACGCTTACCGGCGCTGGCTCGATGATCTCTGGCGGTATCGCTGCTGGCTCGCTCGGCTCTATAGCTGCGGGCATCGGCGGCGTGCTCGGCGCTCTCGGTCCGATTGCGCTGGGCATCGGGCTCTTGATCAAGGGATTCTCGCGTGGTCCGAAGCAAACGACGGGAACCGGCATCGAGGGCGGCTTTCTCGGCGGCGAGTTTAGCGGCCAACAATATAGCGAGTGGATCAAGAAGGGCGGCTGGTTCCGTAGCGATAAGCGCGGCACGGATTTTAATCCGTTAGCTCAGGAGCTTAAGTCGCAGTTTGATGAAGCGGGCGCGGCGATCTTCGCTGGCGCTAGCGAGTATGGAAAAATTCTAGGCTTGCCGGTCGACCAGCTACGGGATGTGAATTATCGTATTCGCGTTCAGCTGACTGATGACGAGAAGAAAAACGCAGCGGCAATCGAGACGGCGCTGCAAGGCTATCGTAACTCGCTGGCCGGTGCGTTCATGGAAACGCTGCTGCCGTTCCAGAAAGCGGGTGAAGCTATCGCCGATACGATGGAGCGCCTCGCTCTCTTGCAGGGCTTCAGCACGGATATCAATAACCTCGGCGGTATTTTCTCTCGCGTCGCTACGCTATCCGTCAGCGCGAAAGAGCAGCTGCTAGAGTTCGCTGGCGGTATGCAAGCCTTCGTCGCACAGGCGCAGGGCTTCGTCGCTAACTATTACTCCGAGTCCGAGCGCTTCGGTATCGCAGCCGCGCGTATCCGCGAACAGCTAGCGGCTATCGGCGTGACGGGAGATGTATCTACCCGCGCAGAGTTCCGTAAGCTGATTGAGTCTACGGATATTTCGACCGAGGAAGGCCGTCGCCAGTTAGCCGCATTGCTCGCACTATCCGAGCAGTTCGCACAGGTTGGCGGCTACCTCGAGCAGCAGGGCATGACCCTAGAGGAGCTCGCGGAAGCTGCGCCACAGGTAGAAATACTGAAGTCCATTCTTGAAGATGCCGAGGCGCAAGCTGAATATGCCGCGCGTACTGCTAACGCGACCGAGGGCATTATTGACGGCATTAGCGATATGGCAGAGCTAATTCGAGCGGCCATTGCTGGCTCTACGGAAGCGATTAAGCGACTGCAAGAAATTATGGAGGCTGGTAACGCTGCGATTGTGGCTGCAAGCCGCGAGACAAGTACGATCTTGGATTCGTGGGATGACAACGGCGCTATCGTAACGACCACCACAACGCCATGAAGATAATCAAACCGACACCGATTACGGACTCTAATTTCGTCTCAAGCACGATACCGGAGCCGTATAACCCAGGCTCACCCACGCTAGAGGTGGTGTGGAGTTCTGGCGGCTTCTATGCAGAAGGTGATCGGCGTATACGAACCGAGACGCATCGCATCTATCGCTGCAAGAAAACCCACACTGGCATATCAATACCACCAGAGCTAGACACTGAGCATTGGACGGACGTAGCACCGACTAACCGTTGGGCTATGTTTGATAATGTGGTGAACACGCAGAGCACCGACGTCAATTCCATCACGGTATCTATTGCACCGGGCATTATTAATGGACTAGCTTTAATTGAATTGCTAGGCGATGAAGTCACTATCACGATGCGTGATGCGATAGGCTCGCCATCTGGTAATGTGGTCTATACCAAGACGGTGAATCTGGATATCAGCGATATTTATGATTGGTACACTTACTTTTTTGAACCGTTTGTGCAGCGTAAATCGGTTGTATTGCTTGATTTGCCTCCGTATCTTAACAATGAAGTAACGGTCACTATCACTGGTTTACAAACGGTTGCTATCGGCGGTCTTATCGTCGGCGCTGTCTACACATTCGGCACTACGCAATACAACGCTACGGCTGGCATTCGTGATTACTCGCGCAAAGTCACCGATGAGGAAACTGGCGTGGTATCGCTTGAACAGCGGAAATTTAGCAAACGATTAAAAGCAAAGCTGAAAGTTCCAGCGGGTGCAACAAACGCATTGCAACAGGTTTTAATTGACTTAAGAGCAATCCCGACCGTATGGGTTGGCGATGACACTGGTGAATACGAGGCGCTTACCGTGTTCGGCTTTTATCGAGACTTTGAGCTTGATGTAGCGTATCCAACCTTCAGCTTTTACACTCTTGATGTAGAGGGAATGACCTAATGCCTACTTCACCTACAGCTATAACACCACTGCCGACAGCTCCTAGTAGAGATGATTCGGTCAATTTTTCTGCGCGCGCGGATGCCTTCGTCGCTGCACTCCCTCCATTTGGTACAGAAGCAAACGCACTAGCTACTAACGTCTACAACAATGCGGTAGAAGCCGAAGCAGATGCTGTAGCAGCTGCGGCATCACAATCAGCAGCAGCGGCAAGTGCAGCGGCGGCACAAGCGTCTGCAAATGTGACGTTATGGGTTAGCGGTTCAACCTATACTGCTGGGACAAATGTTTATTCTCCGATTGATTTTTTAACCTATCGGCGAACCAGCTCAAGCCCCGGATCAAGCACAACTGATCCAAGTGCCGATACAACTAGATGGGTACAGTTATCGGTCAATGCAGCGGGCAATAATAATTTTACCGGCCAGCAAACATTTACCAGTAGCAATATTAAAATTGCTGGCAGTAGCTCCGGAACCATCACCTTTGCGGTTCCTGCTGCGGCTGGCACCAATACGGTAACGTTTCCAGCAGAGACAATGACGGTCGGTTTCCGCAACATACCGCAGTCGGGATCAGCTAAAACAACTTCTTACTCGCTAGCCGTTGGCGATGTGGGTAAATTTATCGAGGTGGGCGCTTCTGGCTCCATCACGATTCCCGATGCGACGTTTGCGGCTGGCGATGTGGTGTCTATCTTTAACAACACCTCGGGCGCTATCACGATTACTTGCACCATTACGACGGCGTATATCGCGGGTACGGATGCAGACAAGGCGAGCGTGTCATTGGCTACAAGAGGCGTGGCGACAATACTGTTCTTATCAGGTACGGTTTGCGTTATTAACGGCAACGTGAGT